GGAGCGCGGCGGCAACGGCTTCGTCCTCGAGCTCAGGCTCGACGGCGCTCAGCACCTCATCGGCGAGGCCGAACGAAACAGCCTCGGCTGCCGTGAAGTAATGATCGTTGCCATCCGTGAGCATCGTCTCGAGCTCCGCGGATTTGTTTGGCGCTTTGGCGAGATAGCTCGCCTTCATGGAAAGCGCCCACGTGTCGAGCAGATCGGCGAGCTGCCGATGCTGCGCGGCGTTACCGTTGCCGTCGCAGAAATTGCAGCCCGGTGCGTGCACCATCATCATCGCGTTGTCGGGCATGATCCGTTCGTCGCCGGCCTGCACGATCAGCGAAGCGATGCTGCAGGCCTGGCCATCGACGGTGACGACCTTGCGCGCAGGATGTCTGCGCAGTGCGTTGTAGATCGCCAAGCCATCGGGCACTGAACCGCCCTGCGAATTGATGCGTACCTGGATGACGGCTGCGCTTATCTGCGACAGCTGCGTCACGATCGCGCTCGCACTGTTTGAGTTCGAATAGAACGATTCGCCGATGAAGCCGTAGATCAGCAGCTCGGCTTCGCCGTTGGCGAGCATCTTTACGCTGAGCAGCGATTGCGCAGCGGCCGCGCCGGCTGCGTCGGCGCGAATGTTGGCCACGTGGGCAATCACTGCGATCGCGAGTGCGTTCTGTCTCATAGATCAGCCTCAGCAGGTTCGTCGGAGGGATAGCGCGCCGGCGGAGCGCCTGTATCGGGATTCGCGGACGGATCCGCGCCGAGCTTGAAGCCGGCGCGATTCGAGGGCGCCGGAATTCCGAGTTGCGCTTTGCGCTTGAGCCACGCCGCAACCTGGTCAAGCACACTGCGTGGATCCGCGCCGCGGCGACGCACGATCTCGCTGCCGCTCATCAAGGCGTGATCCTCGAGCAAGGCCATTGCCTCGGCCTCTTTCAGCGGATCGATCCACGGCATCTGTGGCGGCAGGTAGAGCGCGTCATAGAGGCCACGCAGCGATTTGCCACGCGCAACGACAAGTTCGCCGCCGAGCAGGCAGGCGGACACGAAACGTTCCCAGGTCGGCCGCGCGTCCTGCGAGATATATTCAAAGGCGAGCACGCCATACGCGCCGTACTGCTCGACCAGTTCCTGTCGCTGCGAGCTGTACGAACCCTGGTAGTTTTTCGATAGCGATGAAAACGACACCGACATGCCGCTTGCAGTCGCGCGCAACTGTCCATTGCGATACGGCTCGAGATTGGCGTTCGGCCGCTTGGTATCGATCGTGCCGACGCTTTCGCCGAGCATCAGATCGTCGAAGATCATGCCGGGCTCGAAGCGCATATGCCGCTTCTCATGCGGCTTGCCGTTCGTGCTGCCGCCCTCGTAATCTTGCGGCGAGCCTTTGATGATATAGGCCGCCATGCACGCGGCGATCTTGGCGGCGATGCGCTCGGACTCTTCGTAATCCTTCAGATCCTCCAGGCGCGTGAGCACTGACGCCAGGATGCTCATGCCACGGCGCTGGCCGATACGATCGATCAGTTTGGTATGGCGGATCATGTCCGCCGATACGCGCTTCAGGTCAGGCACGAAACCCGAGCTGAAGTTGCTGTTCGAGATCAGGGGGTCGCCGGGGTGCTGCTTGAATATCCAATATGCAACCGCCCGGCCCCACGCGTTGCACTCGACGGCGTTGAGGATATTGCGCGATGCATCGCTGTAGTCGAGCGGCAGGAGATCGGGCTCGATCAACTCGATCGAATACGGCACTGCCGTCGAATGCTCGAGGCCCTGCACGGGGCCGAGCAGATCCTGCTGCAGCACCTCGCCATCGCGAAATAGCGTCAAGGCCTTGAGCCGTTGCATGCTGGCGTAGTCGTGGGTGCGCGAAACTTCCGGTCGCTTGCACCACTCCCGCCACAGCTGCGACAGCTGCTCGGCGACGTCCTCCATGATCTCGCCATTTTCATCGCGCGGCTGCGGTTCGATGCCGATGCCGTTCGGGCCAATGACGTTTTGCACCAGCGTACGCAGCGCGCCTACGACGATGTCGTGATTGCGCCCGAGGTGCCTGGCTTGCGTGCGCACGTTGTACGCACTGCCTGCGACCGCGCTGTTGCCGGAGCCGAAGTCGCGTGCACGGCGCCGCAAGCGTGTCGCGTCAGCGGCCTCATACGCGGCATTCATGGCCATGATTCGACCGCGCGCACGTTGGCGGGCAACGGCCCATGCGGGCGAGACATAAGCGATGGCGCGATCGAGACTGTTCACCGGCAACGTCCGCCAAAATCGGCGATGGCAGGGCCGGCGCGGCCGATCGATGCCGCTTGTTCAGCCGCGGCGCGGCGTTCCCATTCCATTCGGCCTTCGCGAATCTGTGCGAGATCCGCGCGCGTAAGTTGCAAATCGCCGATGCGGTAGGAGAGGCCTTTCAAAACCGCCAACTCGGCGGCCCTGTAAGCGTCTCGCATGTCGGTGGCAGTGCTCATCGACAAGGATAGAAGCACGCCGACTGCGCCCCGATCCAAAAAAAAGGGACGCATTTTGTGCCAATTTTCAGGAAAACGGGGCGCAGCGTTTTCAGTAGAGGTCGGGACAGGCCTACTGCCGCAAGGCCTAGAGGCAAATTTAGAGGTCGGGACAGACCGCCGAAGAATTTATGGACTCAATCTCCGCAACGGCTTCGTCGATGATCCGGTTCAACGTGCGCATGCTAAGACTGTGGCGCCGACAGATTTCTCGCTTGGGAATTCGCGCCACATACTCGCGATAGATTTCTTGCAAATCGAGATTGCGGCCCGGCTTGGAAATATAGATCTGCTGGCCCGGGTAATTCCGCTCTAGGTGGTCGATGATCGGACGCACAATCATCGTTACCACTTCGGCCGTTTGGCCAGTCGCAGCGCATGCCGCAGTAACAAACTCGGCCATGAGCATGCTTGTTGACGTCACTGCTCCCTTCACAGTCGACTTCCCCAATCGCTAGACCCGAACCCCCCAGACCCGCCCGATGTTCCATATGGAACATTTCCACTTTTCGACTTTGATGGCGCTTGAGCGTTTGTCGGCGCCGGCGCTGACGCTGCTGGCTTTGCTGGCGTCTTAGTGGCTTGGGGAACACCTTGGTTGAAGAGATCCTGAGGCGGTTCGTACTTCGCCTCGAGGGCAGCCCACTCGTGTTCGCGAATCATGTCGAGCTTAATGGCCGGTGAGAGCGCCGCCCACAGTGCATATACGAACGTATCGAGCGGCTCGTTCCGCTTGCCGCGCGGCTTGATCCATTGTTTGCGATGCAGATCGAAGTATTCGATGGTGAGGCCTTCATAGTACGAAGTCGGCAGCGCACCGGGATCCGGACGCATCGGATCGGGGTCCTCGCCGCGGCCGCCAGGAAATCGGATCATACGCAGCGACAGGTCCTCAGGTTCCCCATCTCGCTCGGCCTGCAGGCGCGCACGTTCATCGGCAGCAAGGCGTCCATAGATGATGTGCTTCAGCACGCTGGTGCCAACACCCCAAATGCCAACGCTACGCGCGACCGTTTTTTCCCGATGATTGACCTCGGTCTTTGCTGGGCGATACACCGCGCGATCCGATTTTCTTTCCGATCGACCACGCGCGAGATAGACCTTTTGTTGCTCGTAATCTTCGCCGGCGCGCACCATGCGGGCCTGTCCGGATTGGCCCACCTTTGCCTTGACGTACTGCGCAACTTGCTCTGTCCAGTTACCGCCATCGATCGTGACCGATCGAATCGCGAGTTGCGCGCGACTTCCGATCTTGCTGTATGTGCGGTCGAGAAATGAATCTAGCTCGGTATAGCCCTCAGGCTTTGACGGATCGCCAGGCAGGACCTGGTAGTCAACTACGCGGGCACGCTGCCCCCTGCCCCATCCAATCACTTGTGCCTCGAATCGGTCATGCCCACAGTCGACGCCTGCCGTGAGTATCAGCGCGCCTTCCGGCACGACGCCCAAATGCACACCTGGCTCGGCGCGTTTTGCGACCGCTGAATGATCCTGCGCAGTGCGCTCGCCTTCGAAGGTCTGTGCGAGCACCAGGTTGGTATACGTGACCAGCTTCGTTGGGTCGTGCTTCGCCTCGGTGCGCTTGTCGGCGATGTCCTTCCATGTCAAACCGAGTCCGTTCGGCGTGTAGGCTGCCCACGTGTGATAGCTGCGATGCTTAGGATCAGCGTCCGGGTTCGTTGGCTGCCAATACGCGCCGCCGGGGTGCTCCGCGCACCGCTCGCGAAACATCATCTCCTTGTGATGCTCTTCGATCACACCGCCGCAGCCGCTCTTGCAGACGAAGCTGCCGTTGTCGAGCAGATTGTCCTCTAGCAACTCCTGGTGCTTACCGCAGTGCGGGCACGGCACCAGGTATTTGCGTTGATCGCCGGCCTTATAGCCTTTCTCGATGTTGCTGAGGTTCGCGATTGTCGGCGTACACGCGCGATATCGTTTCGCGCGATCGCCGTAGGAGTTGGCGCGCGCGTCAATCTGCTCGAGCGCGCTGCCCTGGCCACCGAGATCCTGCGGATATTCGTCGACTTCGTCTTCGAACAGATACCGCGCGGTGCGCTGGCGCAGTTGGTTTGGCGAATTCGCCCAGATGACCCACAGCGTGCCGCCCGGGTAACTCTTCTCGAGCGTGTTGTACTGATCAAAGCACTCGCGCACGTCGGGCATGAGCGCAAGCGCAGGCTCGAATTTCGCGGTACTCCATGCGCGCGCGAGATCCTTGACGGGCTGCGAGACGATCATCGAGCCCAGACCGCGGCTGGCGATGTACAGCGCCCAGTTGATACCGAGCTCGGTCGCGCCGATCTGCGCCGGCTTCATGAAATCGATTTCGGTGATCGGCGAATGTTCGCTGAGGCAATCCATGATCTCGCGCAACAACGGATTGCGCGCGGTGCGCCAGCGACCTGGCTCAGCGCCGGCGCCGTCGCCGATCATGCGATAGCGGTCCGCCCAATCGCTAACCGTCATCGGCTCCGGGTATTGCCACGCGCGCCGCCAGGCGTCACAGACGATGGTCTCCCCTGAGGGCAGGTCGACGTCGTGAGCGATGGAGTCGGCGAAGTCGAGCATCAGTCTGCGGCCTTGCCGTTGCGATGCTCTGATTCGACGGCAACGTTTGAGTGCGACGCGATGAAATCGTCGGACGCCTTCTGCATCTCCTGGCACACGCGCCGGATCTCGCCGTCGATGAGCGCTTCGCAAGCCGCTGGGTCGCTCTCAGCGGCGAGCTGTGCACGCAGGCGACTACCGATCACGCGCATGCTTTCCATGGCCGTACGCGCCAGCGTGTAGACGACGCGATCGACCTCCTTCGAGCGCGTCAGTTCTTTGGTTTGCTCGCCAAGCTTGAGCTCGGCGATGCGCGCATTGGCCAATCGCTCGCGGCGGACCGCTTCGCGCACGCCGCCGTCGTCAGGGACGGTCGACGCGCCGGGAGCCAACGGCACCGCCGCAGCGCGCGGCCCAGGCGCAGCCATGGCATCGCCTATGCCGAGGCCTGTGCGATCGCCGCCGCGCAGCGGATCGCCTTCCAAAGCGAGTTTGGCATCGGAAGCGGACCAATCGACGCGGCGTCGATTGTCAGGATCGAGCACCAGGCGCTGTTCGCGCCGCAGTCGGCGAGCGTATGAGTCGCTGCAACCGCGGTGCGCGGCGTACTCCGCTATCGAAACGAAGCGTTCGGTCGGAACCAAAGTAGAGGCGTCGGAACTCATCCGCACCCCACAGCCCAGCACGGAACCAAAGACGGAACACCCAACACGCACGCTTTTCGCGAGTTTTTTACCCGCAGTTCCGAACGCTGGGGAGGACCCGTAAAAGCTGGAACTGCCGCGATCGAGGCTCGCTGTCCCGACCGGCCCAACCTGCGTTTGAAGAGGTCGGGCCGCTGCAAACCGCGCCGTTGTTGGTTTGTCCCAACCGTCCCAACCGTCCCGACCTGTATACGTATATATAGAAACGATGATGAGTCGGGTTGTCTCATACGTGCGTGCGTGGCAAAAGGTCGGGACGGTTGGGACAGCCCTACTCGCACAACGCTTTGCGAGGTTGGGACAGAGGTCGGGACAGGTCGGGACGGTTGGGACACCCGGCCATTAGAAGGGCGGCGGATCATGCGCCTTCTCCTTTACCCACCGACGTTCCCGCTCCGCGCCAACCCGTGATCGTTGTGGATGCCAGCCGAGCCGCTTCATGATCGTGGCCACGCGCATCTGCTCGGGCCGGCCATGCTTCGCTATCTCGATGTGCAGTCCCCAGCTGAGGAGCTCTGTCGTGGTCACCCAGTCCACTACGGCTACGCCTGCAGAGAATGTGACTCGATCGGGATAGGCCTTGTATCCATCGCCGCCGCGCGTTGCGCGCCCAGCGAGCCAGGGCCCGATCACTTCCTCCCACGAGTCCTGGACGAACCGCTTCTCTTGTTCGTCCTCTGCCTCCGATGGCAGCACCCACCACTTGAAGCCGTTGTTGAACAGCTCGACCGCCTCAGCCCAGAGCTGGTCGCGATTCTCCAGCAGCCGCGCGATATCGACATCATTGATTACGACTACCGGGAGGAAGCGTCTGGCGCCGTGCGGATCGCGCAGATATTCGCTCTCATTGACCGTACCGACGAACACACTTTCGCGACGGAAGGATTTCGCATAGCGGCCATAGCTGGCGCGGTAGGTGTCGAAGCGTGCAGTGATCGCCTGTCGCACCTTGGTGATATCGGCTTTGCCGAAGCTGTCCATCTCGCCGATCTCAACGCCCCAACGTCCCTGCAGGGCCTGATAGAAATCCTTGGTCTGCGGTGACTCCATGCTCTCGGCATACCAGCGGTGGCCGAACAGTTCGCGCACGGCGCTCGTTTTCTTTTTGCCCTGCTTGCCTTCGAACACCAGCATGAAATCCACTTGCGCACCATTGTGGGATACAAGCGGGTCGATCCAGAGGATGCGCGCCACGGCAGAGACCATGAAGCACTTCGCAGCCGCGCGGACATATGGTGTGTCCTCTGCGCCGAATATCTCGAAGAACATGCACTCGATGCGCGATTGCTGATCCCACTTCAGGCCGCGCAGATAGTTGCGCACCGGATGCGACTTCGCGCGCCGCGCCATCGCCTCTACCGCCTGCATCACGGCTTCAGGGCGGGCGGCCATCGAATAGCGCCGCGGATTGCCGAGCCAGGCGCACAACTCGGTGGCGTCGGCCTCGGAAAACTCCTCGCGCGCGAAGCCACGCCACGGCGGATCGCGCAGCATGCCGATGCGATTGGCAAACTCGTCGAGCCAGAAAAGATTCTTGAGTTCCTCATCGTGCTCGAGAATCAGCATCAGGTTATGGGCGGTGGATTTCACCTCGCCGCCACGCCCGATGATCAGTTGCTCTTGCCACTTCGAACTGTTGCCGCGACCGCCGCCCGAGCCGCCGCCGCCCTTCTTGCGTGGCGGCTCATCGCGCTTGCCGCCATCGATGACGGTGATCTTTTCGCGCGTCACGTTTATGCCGCCCTTCGTGCGACGTCGCACACGACATCGACGTCAGCGACACGCTGTGCCGCCCACGTTGCGAGCTGCCGCGGCGTCCATCCTTCGGCAATACCGTCTGCCAGATCCCAGCCTTGGGGCATGCCCTCGGGATCGACCATTCGGATGCTCTTGCATCCTGCGCGCGCTGCGTACTGCGCAACGCCAGGCACCAGCAAGCCACTCGACATTTCGTAGCCGAGCATCGCATCGCGGCCGCCCACGTCAGCGTCAGGCCACAGGACAACGTCGCGGCCGCGAAGCGGCGACCAATCCACCCAGCGAACGCCCTTTGATCCTCCTGGCCAGCACGCCACGGCATACATCGGCAGTGCAGCGGCACCAATGTATCTGCACTTTTCGCCCTCGACGATTAATACCGGCGCGTCCGGCCGGAGCTCGATCTGATCGAGGCCGCAGATCGGCCGCGGTCGCGGGAAGGGCACCGAGCACCATCGCATCGTGCCGTCGGGCCCGATGCACCAGGTAACCTGCGGGGTTACCTTGACTCCGTCCGAGAATTCGATGCGCAGGACATAGCCGATCAGCTGGCCACGCTCGTTGCGATATTCATCCGCGCGTATGGGCATTACCTTCCAGACGCGCGCACGCTTCGGATTCCACAGCTCGCCGCGCTCGCCGGCGATGAAGCGCGGTGCGTGCGCCGGTGCCGGCTGAATCGGGATCCACAGCTGTGCGTCGGCCGGCGACGGCGCGCGGTCGATGCGCGTCACTGACGCCGGCAGTTGCCGCTCGCGCGGCGCGCCAAGCTGCTCACATGCCTCGATGAATGTTGCGCCGGTGATGCGCATGATGAAGCCGATCGCGTTCACGTGCGCGCCGCAGCCGAAGCAATGCGCGAAGCCCTTTGCAGGCACTACCGTGAAACTAGGCGAGCGCTCGTCATGGAAGGGGCAACGCGCCTGCCATTCCTTGCCGGCCTTTTTCAACTGCGTGTATCGCCCGACGACCTCCACCAGGTCGACACCCGCTAGCAAGTTTTCAACATCGATGCGTTTGTGCGGCATGCCGCGCGCTACCCCGAATTGCCTGACAAGTGCGAACCCCAAAAAACCGCCGATCGAATGACGGCGACCGCGCCACGACGGATCTACTTCATGGGCTCCCCTTGCGTCATCGGCTTGCGCCGCTGGCTCGCCGCGAATTGAAAATCCAGCTGACGTGACTTGATCGGCGCGGCGAGCAACGCCGCAGCTTCTGCCACTTCCTCCGGCGTTGGTTCGAAGCCAGGCTGATCGGCCGAAGCAATGCGCTCGATGCGCGCGCGGACGTCGTCGGGCAGGTCCTCGATGTGATGCTCGCGGTATCTGCCCATGGCCTTCGTCAGCTCACAGCCTTGAGCGGCGATGGACTGCGCGTTGCGATCGCACTGACCAGCTGCGCCCGTAAGCTGCCAAGGTCAGCGAGCGCGCGATCGATCTCGACCAGGCTGGCGGCGACGTGGGTCGCGTCCTCGGACGTGATCAGGCCGTCAGCGCAGGCGGGCGCGAGCGCCTTGGCAATCTCGCCGGCGTCGCGCAACACATTGGCCAGGTCGACGACATGACGATGAGCCGATGCCTCCGGCATGCGCGCCCCATTCAGTCCATACCGAGCTGCCAGCTCGCGCACCAGATCCGCGCGGTGCGGCTCAGGCAACGCATCGACCCACGCTTCCTCGAGGTCGGCGGGAAAGCGCACCACACCCTTCAGCAAGCGATCAACGATGTTGCCGTTGCGCTTCTCCGCCCGGAGCAACGATTTCAGCGAGCCGGCAGATTCGTGGAAGTCGAGAGTGCGATCGTTGGCTGCAACCAGTGCGCGATAGCTGTCTGCAACACGCGAAGAGAACTTCAGGACGTTCAATCCGGTGCCGTTGATGGCTTCGACCGTCCGCCGAATGATCAGGCGGGAGCGCGGTTCGCGAGGCGCAGTCATATGCGCCTGCTGCAATCGATGGCGGTGCTCCGATATGCTGAGCTTGTCAGAGCATCCAACACACCGGAGACCGCCGTGGAGCAAGACGAATTACCGACCATCCGTGCCCAGATCAAAGATCCACGGAATGGAATCACGTACGAGATATTTGCGTATCGCGATATCACTCGCGAGGAAGCTGTGCAGGCAATACGCCTAAACAATTCGCGCAGTGTAGAGAAAGCGGAGCGTGGGTCAGTCATTCGCATCTTGACCACCCTGCGCTGATGCAACGTGTTCGACCTCGGCCTGATCGAGGACGTGGCCGCATCGAGAACGCTCTGCGACTAGTGCTGCAAAAAGCTTCGGCGTAAGGGGGGCGATTGAGCCAGCCACGTAGGAGCAGACAATCGACGCTTCATCAAGCTTCGCTTGGTGACTCATGGGCAGGCACCCAAAAAGGTCGCAGCGCTCCGGCGTCCGCGCGCGGAGGGGGGACCGCATAGATCGCCGGAGGCTGCGATGATCGATTGCTGAGAAACTGTCCGCAGGCGCCCTCGCCTGCCGTATGATCGAATGGGCACTCGCGGGGTAGGCATTGTCATGCGGCGGCCGTATCCGGTGGGTCGTTTTGATCCATAGATGACAGCGCATCGCTAAGCTGCTGCAGCGATTCGATTGTGGGATTCACGCAGCGACCAGCGGCGAACTTGGAAAGCCACGAGTGACTCAGGCCAGAAGCCAACGCAATTTCCTGAAATTTGCCGCGCCGCTCCGAAAGTCGCTCCCGAAGTGACCGCACCGCACCGAGAATGTCCATGGCGGCGAAACGTAGCACTTAAATGCTAGTACTGCAAGCACCACAATGCTAGATTGTCTCCCTACGCTGGCGGCCATGGCGAATGAATCCATTAGAGCCGTCGCAAAAAACGTGGCCCGACTCATGATGCACGTCGGCATCAAACAAGCAGCCCTTGCGAAACTAAGCGGCGTCTCCCAAAAAACGATCAGCGATCTGCTGAACTACGGGAACAATGTGAGCAAGTCCCCTCGGCTGGACACGTTGAACAAACTGGCTGAGGCGCTTGGCACTACCGCGTGGCTATTGCAAATCGAAAACGATCCGCCGCTCGATCTGTTGCTCAATAAGCGCATCGAAAAGCTGGTCGAGAACTACGTCGAAGCACCAGAGCTTGGGCGCGAGACTGTCGATCGCATCGCTGAAAGTGAGGTGCGCTATCACGTCGTGAAGGCAGGAGGTAACAAATGATTGCGTTTGTAGCCCTCACCGCAGCGATCGTCCTAGCTGGCGAGCAAAAAGTATACAAGTGCCAAGGTGCTGATGGCATCGTGGTGTTTTCTCCGGTGGCCTGCGGCTCAGACGCACAAGAGATGCACGTTCAGGTGACGAAGAAGGCTAACGGGCAGGCAGATGCCGAGGGAAAATCGCCTACAGCAACTCAAGCTCCTGCGCAGCCGGATGCGATCCAGGGAATCAGCGACTCCGTTGCTGATTCGAATTGCCGCCGTGCTGCGCAGAGGCTGACAATCTTTCCAGATACATCGGAAATTGAGAGCCTCCAAAGGCAAGTGACTTCCCTGGAAAGTAGCTATTACGTGAGCACCCGCACGGGCCTGCCCAACGCAAATTCCCAGATGATCCAGCAGGAGGATCGCGTCCGAGCTGCCACCTTGCGAAATACCATCGCCATCAAGGAGCAGCAGAACTCAAGCGTGCGAGCAGAATCGGAGCGAGCCACTCGAGAAGCCCTCGCGAAATGCGACGAACAAAAGGCAGCCAGAGAACAACGCCAACCCGTCTCTCAATAGCCTTTAGCATTTTAGTACTTGCATTTCTAGAAAACTTAGCATTATAGTGCTTCCCGCTGCGCCGTTGCAGCCAGTGGGAGCCTTGCCGTGTCAACACTCGTTCGCCTGGAATACCTAGCGATCCTGCTCACCGTCGCCGCGCTTTCTTTAAGCGCCTGCGCGCCCGAAGCCAACTCGCACCATGTCAAAGTCGAAGCGTGCATCAAAGCCGCTCTCGATGATGGCACCGCCGACCCCGCTGATATCGCGCGTCGCGCATGCGAGGCTCAGGTAACCGCCGCCGAGCAATCGGGGGTGCGTCATGAGTAACCACGCCGGCAAAGCTGCCTTTCTCTCGCACGCGCAGAAAGCACTCGCCGCGGCCGTGCCGCCCGAACAGGTCGCGCTGCGCTCCGCGCTCGAAGCAACGTCGACTGCCCTGGCGTGCGCCGCGCAAGCGAACCTGCTGCTGGTCAGCGCGATCGCTGCGCCCGAAGCGATCACCCCATCGGCGGATGAATCAGCGACCCCAGCAAAGGTCCGCTGCAAAGATGCTGCGACGGGAAAATGGATCGAGGTCGACGCAAGCGAAATAGTGCAGCCGGAGTGGATGCAGGAAGCGTTGGCAAACGCAC